GAATTTGAAAGTATAGATGATATATTGTCATTTAATATTAACGTAGAAGAATGCGATTGGAGAGATAGTAAAGGAGCTTGTTGGGCTAGACATAATATTCAAAAAAATTTATATGATGGTCAAGCATATTATTTACAATTAGATAGTCATCATCGTTTTCTTAAAGATTGGGATTTAGAACTGTTTGAACTATATAATGAAGCAAAAAAACAATCAGAAAAACCTCTTATTGGAACATATGGGACAACTTATTTTCCCAATAAAAATCTTCCACTTAAAAATGAACCATACAGAATAAATACTTTCGCCTCATTTGGTTCAGATGGTGATATTATTTCTCGTCCTGTATTTATTAAAAACCATGTAGAACTAGCTAAAGAGAGAAAACTTATTAAAGCTAGACTACTATCAGGACACTTTATATTCGGATCTGCACAATTTATAGACGATTGTATGTATGATCCTAATTTCTATTTTCGTGGTGAAGAATTGTCATTAAGTGCCAGAGCATATACTCATGGATATGATTTTTATCATCCAACAAAGACTATTATTTGGCATGAGTATCTTAGAGAACAAAGTCATAAGCACTGGTTAGATCATGTAAAAAATAATGGTTTTGTACAAGAAGGAGAGGATCGGAATAAAATTTCCAAAGCTCGTCAAAGACAATTATTTGGAATAGATCAATGTAATATTGACTTTAAGCATTTTGGATTTGGTAATCAACGCACTTTGCACGATTATGAATTATATGTTGGATTAGATTTTAAAAATCTTAAAGTACATAAATCTGCTCATGATTCTAGAGATGAATATTTAGAGCCTTCGATTATGTCAGAAGCAGATTGGCGTTCTGGTATGTTGGAAAAATATGATTTAGACATTCAGTGGACTTTAGATAAAATTCCAGAAAAAGAAGATTACACCATGTTCTTTTGTGGATTTGAAACAGATAATGGAAAATTATTATTTCGTCAAGATTTAAAAGACAATAAATATTTAAAAAGATTATCAACAAGATTACATACAACCATTTATGTAGAAGAAAAACCTACAAAATGTATTATAATTCCATATTCAAACTCTAATGGATGGGGAGAAAGGACAATAATTAATATATGAAAATATTATGTTTTACAACCTCGTTCAATAGGCCATTTTTTATATATAATTGTATTAGTAATATTTTAAATCAATCGTACACGCATATAGATTATTGTGTTAATATTACATTAGATAATCTATCATCTCAAAACGACTATAAAGAACTGTTGAACGATTTTAAAGATGATAAACGATTAACAATAGTCTATAATAAAAATAATCATCAACAGATTAATTATATCAAAGCTATGACAGCCACAAATAAAGAATATGATCTCTATATCAAAATCGATGATGATGACATTTATACTAAGGATTATATTAAAAATTCTATAGAACATTTTAATAATAATGACTGCGATATACTATCATATACATGTAACAAACACATAAATGGACAATATATAAAAAATAAAATTGCAAGTATTGGAGAATGGAAAGAAGATAAAAATGCACAAGTAAAATTTGGTATGCCTAGTTCGTTTATTTTCAATAAAAAAGCATTTGATTTGATAAAAAATATTACTGTTGAACAGTCTAGGAATGTTCACCCGTTTGAAGACGGCGCATGGAAATCCGTATGGAGACAAAATAATTTAAAATCTGTCATTATAGACACAGATTATACTTATATATATAATATTCATCATAATAATACTTCATCTAAATTTTTACTAGAGGCGCAGAATAAATATTATATCAATACCAGTTTTGCTACGATTGTTTACTGTGAACACCCTCACTGGTCATCTTATGTATTTTTAAATAAACGAAATAATCGTATTTATAATATTCAAAATAATGATCATGGAGTATTCAATATTGAGAATAATCGTCTTAAAATAAAATGGGATGAATGGGGTGATGAAATTTACGATAAAATTAATAATAAAGACAATAATATATATTATAAATTTATTAAAAAAGCATGATAGACATTTTTGAAAAAACTTATGTAGTAAATCTACTATCTGATATTAGTAAAAAGCAATTTTTTATTGAGCAGGTAAAAGGTAAGATTGTTGAGGACCAGTATGAATTTTTTGAAGCTGTTGATGGCACAAATATAGATATTAACACTATAGATGATACAATTATTACTAAATATGCTAGAGAATCAGTAACCAGCAAAAAACAAAAAATTTTTGGCATATCTTTAACATATGGAGCATTGGGGTGTGCATTATCTCATAAACAAATTTGGGAAGAGTGTCAAAATTGTTCTAAGCCATTTTTAGTTTTTGAAGACGATGCAATTTTTCACAAGCAATTCAATACTATTTTTCCAAACGTGTGCAAAAAATTAAAAGATCTTAAATATGATTTATTTTATATTGGATATAATGAGATTCCAGGATTTAAGAAAAAAACTATAGATCTAGTCTTATCTAAACCATCTGGATTGATTACTGGTACTTATGGCTATATTGTGTCTCCAATAGGGGCATATAAATTATTGAATACAATATTTCCACTAAATAAACAAGTAGATAGTAGCATTTCTGATAATTTATCTAAGTTAGATGTATTTTGTTCAACGTTAAAATTAATATCTCCAAATATGTCTTTTGGTTCCAAAACACAAAAAGGTCAAAGTTGTGTGAATTATATTCAAAACGATAATCTAGATCCCAACATAAAATCTGACAGTTGGTATAAATTATTTCAGTAATTTGGTGTAATTTAAAAATGAACCACATTTACACCTTAATTATGGAGAAATATTATGCCTCTTTTACAAGTTGTTGCTACGGATGTACAAGGAAATGAATATGATACTGTTCCAACCAATAAAAGCACAAACGCAAAACAAAACGGTGGTGCAGCCGCTAAAATCAATGATACTAGCTTGTTAGTTGGTGTTGCTGTTTCCTATGAAGATTTGGGTGTGTTTGGATCTACTGTTATTGATAATGATAACACAAGTAAAGCATTAAATGCTGGTGAATTCGCCTTTGATAATAATCATCCTGTGGCTAAAAAATTAACCTCTTCTTTGTCTACAGTATCTAATGATATATTAGTTAGTGGAGCTAGTGTTCCTGGTCTAAGGCGCAGTATTCATTCTGCACAAGTTTGTGGCGAAGGATGTACTGATGGAACCAGAGATAATGAAGGTAATATTGTAGTATTTGCTAATGACGTTGCCGCAAATCCATCTCGCAGCGTTCCTGGAAAACTAACCTTTAAAACCGGAGCAAAATTACCTGTAACAGATGCATATTCACCCAAAACTACATAATAAGTGGAGTGGAGGATTAATGACTGAACATGTAATTGATTGGTGGCAATATATAGCCACTACTAGTGTAGGTATTATTATTACTATGTTAGGTTTTTGGCTAACTATAGGTAAAAATACAATTACAAAAACTGATGTATATCATATAATTGAAAATCATAGTCCTTATATAAAAGATCGTCAATTTATAATGGAGCGTTTGAGCATTAATAAAGAAACTCAAAATGCACTATCTTTAACTTTACAAAAAGTTATAGAAGTTATGAGTGAATTAAAAATTCAAATAGCTACTCTTGGTAAAACTTTAGAGGCTTTAGAAGATAGAATAGATAGACTTAATAATAGAGATATATAATATGTCAAATAAACATAACATCATAAAATTTAGAAGAGGTACAGCAGCAGAATGGGCAGCAAGTGAGCCACAGCCAGGAGGAGAAGTTTTACGTCTTGGAGAACCAGGATGGGAAAAAGATACAGGTAAATTAAAAATTGGCGATGGAGTTACTCCTTGGAATAATTTAGGTTATGTATCTGGTGGAGTTTCTATTAGTGAAGAAGAATTACAAGACTTAATTGGTAATGGGTTTTTAGTTGGTGGTAGTGGGATTAATATAGATTATAATGATAATGGCAATAGTATAACTATTAGTACTAGTGGTGTTAGTTTACAAGGTCATACACATACTGCCGCTGATATCACTGATTTTGGATCTAGTGTTAGCGGCCTTCTACCAGACACTTATGATGCTGCTGTTCCTTGGACAATAAATCACACACTAGTTGATGGAACAAGATATTTAGCTAATGATTTAGTTTATGAAAATGGTCGTTTATATAAAGCTAATTTTGATAACGAAAGCTTACCAGTTGATAACACAACATATTGGACAGACGTTGGGCCAGGATATCGTTTAAATATCGACGGGCGAGATATTCCAAATATCCCATATCCTGTTAAAGATATAATTGCTGGCACTAATGTTTCTATATCTTCTAGTAGTGGCGTTTATACTATTAGTGCCGACGATCCAACAGCAACAGAGGCTAATTCTTTAGTTACTAATGTTTTTAATAAAACAGGAAATCCTATACCAAAATTTAGTGTTGTTTATGTTGATGGAGGTCAAGGTGATCAACCAACAATAGCATTAGCAATTGCTAGTGGAGAAGCGACGAGTAGTAAAACTTATGGTATTACTGCTGAAACTATAGATAATATGAGTGCCGGTAAAGTTATTGTTTTTGGAGCATTAACAGGTGTTAATACTGACCAGTTTAATCCAACAGCACCAACAGGTGATGTTAATGGAGTTACTCTTTATCTTAGTCCAACAACCCCAGGTGGAGTCACTACAACCAAACCATCTGCACCAGACCATATGGTTAGTGTTGGTACTATAGTTCGTACTCATCAAAATGAAGGTGTAGTAGAAGTAAGAATTCAGAATGGTTTTGAATTAGAAGAATTGCATAATGTAGCAATTAGTGGAGTTATTGATGGTCAATTTTTACAATATGATAGCGATAGCGAATTATGGATTCCTAGCACTAGTGGTAATTTTAGCATATTATTAGTTAATGGTAGCGGTGTTAGTTTAATTGGACACTCTCATACCTCTAGTGACATTACTGATTTTAATAGTTCTGTAAGTGGGTTATTACCAAGTGTTACTGGAACGGGTTATGTTAATAGCATATTTGATAACAATATTTATACTATAAGTGTTAGCGGATTACAACCAAGTGGAAACTATAGTTTAGATGGTCACACTCATTCGTCGTCTGAAATTACAGATTTTAGTAGTAGCGTTAGTGGACTACTGCCAATAATAGCCAATAGTGGTGATAACAGAATACTAACTAGTGATGGAACATCATATGGTATTAATGCAGAATCTAATTTATTGTTTAATCCAACAGAAGAACAAACTTTTCAGAATGGAATTGCTAGAGGACCATCACTAACAATAAAACAACAAAGAAATGAATCTGAAACCGGCTCATCATCTTTTCTTAAGTTAAAAATGTATGATAGTTTGCCTGGAGCTTCTGGTTTAGGATCTTGTGGAAGAATTCAATTTGAAAAATACAGAGGCACAGAAATTAGTCCATCTGGTGTGGATAATGGAGAAAGTTTGGGAATTATAAGGTTCATGGCTCCTTGTGCTAGTGGTGTTGATAATGTAGCAAGAATATTTGCTATTTCACAAGGAGTTATAGAGAGTGGTAATAATTTTGTTCCAAGTGCTATTAGTATTAATACTAGTAGTGGCCCAAATCAATTTGACAATACATTATCGTTAAACGCAGATGGTAAACTTTTTACTGACGGTTATGTAGTAGTTCAACCGCCTAGTTCTAAATTAGACACAGATCCAGGTTCTGCAAAAAAATATGGAGTATATATTTATATAGAACCTAGTGGGCTATTAGGATCTCCATCTGGAGACCACATTCTTGTTGGATGCAATAGCGTTATTATTCCAAGATCAGCAGCAGAAAATCATAATATAAATTATTATGGCAATAATGGTAATGTGTTTTTAGGTGTTCCAAGTGGAGTTACTAACGACGGAGCTATTTTCGGAGCAAATTTTAGTGCTTGGCGTAATAGGCTTGGTTCTAATATTGGTTTTGGTTGGTACGATGACGACGGATCATTAGATAGGTTGTATGGATGCAATATTGCTTACGGTCATGGTATAGGTCAAAGTGGAGATTTGGGACCAGCACCAACGGGTGTTAATCCTTATACTGAAGATGCTCAAGGGTTAGTTATTGGTCCACAAAGAGGATATGGCGTAATTAATAATGCTTATGACTTATTAATACTCGACGATAATTATCAACTTGGTACTATTAATAATCATTATTCTATATATCAAGTTTCTAATCACCCTAATTACCTTGGTGGTAGTTTAACTGTAAACAATGGATTGTCTGCTCCAACCAAAATACATAGTCTTGGTGCTGTATCTGGTAATGTTAGTGTCAGTTATGCTATTGATAAACAAATACAAACACTAACCCTAAATGGGACAGCAACTAATTTTATAGAAGGAGCAGGTTGGCCGTCTTCAACTAGTGTTGATGTTCTATTAGAAATAACTGTTTCTAGCACTACCACTGTAACATGGACACTAGTGGATGATTGGTATAATCCTCCTCCAACTTTTAATACTGGCAAATATTTAGTTCTTTTAAGAAGTATAGGAACTACTATACAAGGTCATTATATAGGCAATAAAACTAATTAAGGAATATATATGTATTACAATGATAATGATAAAATTTTAATAAGAAAAATACCTAAAAATTTAATTAAACCAGACGGAACCTTATTTATTAATTTTGATCAAAGCGATATTAATACTATTGCCGATTATGGTTATTATGTTGTTCGTAATGATAACAATACTCCTCCAACCAATAATAACGTTGAAGATGTTGATAAAAGACTTATACTTTTAGAAAAACCATATGTTGATGTTATTAGGGTTTGGATTGACAAAACAGTTCCAGATAATGATAATATAAAGATAGAACCTACCACAGAAGAGCAAGAAAATGTATTATAATATTAATAATCAACAAATAGTTAATAGTGTGCCAAGTACTATCACGTTAAATAATGGCACAATCGTTGCTGGAGAAAATTTAGATATTGATATTTTAGCTGATGGTGGGTATTATACCGTGCGTAGCGATACTCCTTCTCAACCAGAAAGTACTGTAGAAAATATAGCCCAAAGAGTAGTTAATCTTGATAAACCTTATGTTGATATAGTACGCACATGGATAGATATACCAGTTGTTGTGCCAGATAGTATAAGTGCAAGACAAGTGCGATTATGGTTAATAGATAATAATATAAGCTTAACAAGTGTAGAATCTGCTATAGATACAATTGTTGATGAAAAGTTAAGAGAAAAAACACGAGTAGAATGGGAATATGCTCCATATATTGAACGTAATCATCCACTAATAGAAAGTCTTGCTCAATACTTGGGTTTAACTAGCGAACAGATAGATCAAGGATTTATTATAGCAAGTCAGTTATGAATACTTTTAATAAAAATAATAGTTTATTAGCTATACAGAAATCAGAATATCAATACGATCCAAATAAATTAGTTTTGGTATATGATACAACATTAGGGGACGGATCAAACACTATTTATGCTCCTGTTGGTGGAACTGTTAGCACTACTATAGATTGGGGGGATTCTACTAGTAATTTTTACAACTTTGGTGGAATTGTGTACGCATCACACACTTACTCTTCCCCAGGAATTTATGTTGTTCAATACTCTGGAAGTATGAGCAAATTAAGTCACCAAACAGTACCACCAGTAGCATCAGCTAGACAAAAACTAATTGGATGCTTAAGTTTTGGAAATATTGGATTAAAAGATATGTTTCAGGGATTTTCTAGCTGTACTAATCTAACAACTGTTCCATCTTCGTTACCATCGGGGTGGTTATCAATATATGCTATGTTTAGTGGTTGTACTAATTTTAATAGTCCAGGAGTAAGTTCTTGGGATATTACAAACAATATATTTGTCAATCAGAGTTTAATCAGTATGTTTGCAAATTGTGTTAATTTTAATCAACCATTAAATAATTGGAATATGACAAATGTTATTAATATTAATAGCATGTTCGATGGTTGCACTAATTTTAATCAACCACTAGATAATTGGGATACTAGTAATATAATAAATATGTCTTTAACATTTAGAAATTGTATTAATTTTAATCAAGATATTGGTGGTTGGGACGTTGGTAATGTTTCTATTATGAGCGTCATGTTAAGCAATGCTGATAGCTTTTCTCAGAACTTAGCCAATTGGGATTTGAAATCTATTGTTCAGTCAACATCAACCAATGGTATGAATAATTTCATGAACGCTGCTACAGGTTTATCTACTGCTAATTATGACGCTACTTTAATAGGATGGAATAATAATAAAGCTAATTTTGCTAATAATATTCGTGTGCATTTTGGAGGTAGCAAATATTCTGCGGCTGGGCAAGCAGCACGATCTGCTCTGGTAGCTTATGGGTGGACTATTACTGATGGTGGTTTGGCACCATAAATATGAATACTTTTAATAAAAATAATAGCTTATTAGCCACACAAAAATCAGAATATCAATACGATCCAAATAATTTAGTATTGGTATATGACACAACATTAGGAGATGGGTCGAACACCATTTATGCTCCTGTTGGCGGAACTGTTAGTGTTACTATAGATTGGGGCGATGGAACTAGCAATTTCTATAATTTTGGAGGCACGGTGTATGCTTCTCATACCTATTCTTCTCCAGGAATTTATGTTGTTCAATATTCTGGAAGCATGAGTAGATTAAGTCACGGAACAGTACCGCCAGTGGCATCTGCGAGACAAAAATTAATAGGATGCTTAAGTTTTGGACAGATAGGACTAAAGGATATGTTTGGTGGATTCAGCAGTTGCACCAACCTAATAACTGTTCCATCCTCATTACCATCAACATGGTTAACCATATATGGAATGTTTACTAATTGTACCAATTTTAATAGTTCTGGAATAAGTAGTTGGAATATCGGTGGTGTTTCAAACATTAGTTTAATCAATATGTTTGTAAACTGTATTAATTTTAATCAATCATTAAATAGTTGGGATATGACAAATGTTACAACTATTACTAGTATGTTTGACGGCTGTAGTAATTTCAATCAACCTTTAAACGCTTGGAACACCAGTAATATAACAAATATGGTTTTAGCATTTAGAAATTGTATTAATTTTAACCAAAATATTGGCGGGTGGAATGTTGGTAATGTTACTAATATGAGCAGTATGTTAAACAATGCTGATAGTTTTTCTCAAAATCTAGCAAACTGGGACTTGAAATCTATTAGTCAAACAACAACAACCAACGGCTTGGCTAATTTTATGGTTAATGCTACTGGTTTATCTACAGTTAATTATGATGCTACATTAATAGGATGGAACAATAATAAGGCTAATTTTGCCAATAATATTCGCGTTCATTTTGGAGGTAGCAAATATTCTGCTGCTGGTCAAACAGCGCGATCAGAGCTTATATCTTATGGGTGGATTATTTCAGACGGCGGTTTAGCACCATAAATTTAATTTGGTGTATAATCTAATATAAACTACTATTTACGGAGAAAATATTATGATTGATATAATAGCAATAGATCCATTAAAACCAATTAATAATAAATACGCTATTTGTTCAGCTTTACCAACTGGATTTTATACGAAAAAATTAATTAGAAAAAATCGCCCATTAGACCTAACCATAAGTAATATCGAGTCTAAATATAGCGATAGATTTGATGATCCTAGCTATTATTATGGTGGTGGCAACGTTGATGGTGGTGATGTTGTTGATCCTTAGACATAAACAATTTATGGAATCATTTAATAGGTAGTATTAAACATGAAAACAAAAGCTGGCTATAAAACTAGTGAATTTTGGGTAACGGTTGTTAGTGTCGTATTTAGTTGTTTATATTTAGTTGGTATTATTAGTGAAAAACAACAATCAGAAGAACTTATACATATAGTATCTACAGCATTAGAAAGTTGTATTGTTGTTGCTGGTCAGTTATATGTATTTTATCGCTATGTAAAAGGACGTACAGAAGTGAAAAAAATTGAGGCAGAAGAACAGTTAAAATATACTGAAATGGCTGTTCCAGAACAAGTTGTTGAAGAAATTGTACGTAAGGTTTTAGAGGAGAAAAATAATGAATCCAAAAATAGTGATAGCGGAACAATTGGAAAAAATAGTGGGGCAAGCCAAAGAAAGCCTAATAAGCGTAAAAAGAGTTAGTGTTGGCGAAGCTTGGAAAATTTTACAATTAGCAACAAGTAGTATTGTGCAATCTTTAGAAAGTCTAGCAACAGAATTTTCTGGAGCAGAAAAAAAGGCTTTAGCAATAGAATTAATATCTAATTTTTATGATAAAGTGTTTACATACGTAGATTTGCCAATTATTCCACATTTTTTAGAAACAATGTTGCATAAGTATGTAAAAGGTGTATTAATGATTATGGTGGCTGCTTCGATTGATGCTATGGTCACAATATTTAAGAATACGGGTGTGTTTATTAAGAATTCGGTAAATAATGGAGAAACTAACAATGGGAACTAATTACGGGTTATTTGCAGAACTAAATTTTGGAGAAAATTTTAGTGATTTTTCTAGTCGTATGAAACCAACGGATTTGTTATTGTACGCAGGTATTGCTGTAGTAGTTTATGTTTTGTTTCAGAAAAAATTAACGCCAGTAAAAGATATGATTTTAAAATTATTTAAACAAGGGGCAGATAAGGTTAATAATACTATCAAAGAATTTAATCCTATTGTTAGTGATGGTGTTGTTCAGGTTCCAAAAGTTACTGATACTCCTAATGCCACAAAAATAACTGAAAATGTATTTTTTGATTTAATTCACAGTTGGAAACAAACTCGTGACTTAGCTGTTAAAGCTGGTTGTGATGAAGCTATTGAAAAGGCTGATGAAATGTTTCCCCTACTAAGTGTAACAAATTGTAAAGATAATAAATAAAGGATGTTATATGAATAATAAATTTCTACTAGTAATAGCCGCTGTTTTAATTTTTATTGGCGTTACACAACCTGATTTTAATAATATAAATATTTTTGCTCCAACACCAGTAATTGTTGATGACAATAAAGTATCAGTTGAAAAACCAACTGACGCCACAGTATTAGAATTGTGTAAAAAAGTTACTGCATCATTAAAAAATGGTAGCTCTGATCGCAAATATGATGCTCCAAGATTAGCTAGTTTGTATAGCGATATGAATGTTCTTATTCAGCTAGATGGTGAAGACGAAACTATTAGTAATACAGAAGCTGTTCGTGCAGCTAATATTTTAGCTGGAAAAATGCTTCGCATGAATTTAGAAGATAAATATCCAGGATTAGGTACTAGTTGTAGTGAAGTGATTACAAATAGCATTGGTTTAAAAAATCTAAAATTAGATCCTGAATTACGTATAAAAGCTGCTGCTAGTTTTAGATATTTAGCTTGGGCTATGATGGAAGGAGCTAAATAATGTCAAGTATGACACCAAAACAATTATTAGAAAAATATAGTAATGGACTGCCTGGATGTTCTTGGGAACAAGATCAATACGATTACTTAATGAAAAACTCCAGATATTCTATGTTTAGATATGGTTCATCTGAAATTAAGTATTCTGGCGTTGGCAAATTAAGTCGTCCTTATTTGAGTTATTTAAAGTTTGAAGGTAAAAGAGCATTTAAAGAGAAACAGGTCACAGGCGACTGTGTAAGCCAGTCTACTAGAAACGCTTGTGATATAACAAGAGCAGTAGAAATTGATATTCATAATGAACCCGAAGCATGGATTAGTATTGGAGCAACAGAACTTATTTATGGTAGTCGCGGTCATGGTGGACAAGGAATGAGTTGTGCTAGAGCGGCACGTTTTGTTAGTCAAGATGGCGGAATTGTTGTTAGACAAAAATATAATAGTGTTGATTTATCTCAATATCAAGGTATGTTAGGGGCAAAATGGGGTAGTAGAGGCATTCCTTCAAACGTAATGGAACTAACTACAAATAAAATACAAACAGTTAGTTTAGTAAAAACAGTAGAAGAAGCTAGAGATGCTTTAGCTAATGGTTATGCTCTTAGTGTTTGTAGTGGATATGGATTTAGTAGTGTTAGAGATAATAAAGGTTTTGCTAGACCTTTAGGCAGTTGGAGTCATGCTATGGCGTGGATAGCTTGTGATGATACTGGTTCTAATGGCCCAGCATTTTTAGTTCAAAACAGTTGGGGTAAATGGAATGATGGTGGTCATCCAGAATGGGGTCCGATTCCAGACGGATCATTTTTAATTACTGCTGATGTTGCAGAAAAAATGTTAAAGGGCAATGGGGCTTATGCGTTTTCTAATTTTGACGGCTTTCCTGCTCAAGATCTACCAGATTATGGATTTGAGCAATACTTAGGTGTATAAATGAGATTTTTAAATAAAATAATGTTTAATAGATTAGTAGCTATAATTACTACCTTTATACTTGCTGTATTAAAACTATTTTCTAAATCTGATATTAAAATTGATAATATTCCAGTACCACCAGATGAACGTAAACCAATATTTCCTAATTTAAGAAAACGTATAGATGATTGGAAAAAATAATGTTAAAATCAATTATAGTACCATTAATATTTATTATTTTTATATCTTCAAACTGGCAATACAAAGGCAGCACAACCGCTGCTGTAACATTAGCTGGTTCAATTTTAAAAACAAAAAACTTAGAAATAGAAACAGAAAAAGTTCCACGCTCTAAGTGTCCAAAGTGTAAAAGTAAAGGAGAGATACCAACAGGAGATTGGAATCATCCATTTATTCCTTGTGACAATTGTTATGATGACAAAAAGAATAAAGACATTGATGATATAAAATATGACCCTTCAATAGAAGTAATTCATGATCCTATAATTATACAAGCTCCACCGCCACCTTCTCCCTCAACAAAATCATCAAAACCACAAACAAAAAGTATTATTAATAAAAATTGCCCTAATGGAAATTGTACAAAATAATGAATACTGATGTAAAAAAATTCGCACAAAAAGTATTAGATAATGTTTCATATTCTAAAGATCCTAATTATGGCGTTGATCCTATTACTATTATTTTAGTTATTAGTGTAATTTTAACACTTATTCGTGTCATTCAAGAATGCCGCAAGAACAAAGTCGATAAAAAAGAGTTGACAGATATTATATCAAAAGATAATATGTGGACACGGTGGAGAGTGCAAAAAGTATTAAGACAACACCTATCTGCTGCACAATACAAAGAATATGGTAAAGTATTAAAACAAAGTTTAAAGGATGCCGCGTTAACACTCACGGATGATGAAGTTTCACAATTAATGGGGAGCGTACCATGATTTCTATAATTACTTGGATAGTGTATGGTTTGTTAGTTGGTGGTGTAGCTAAAGCTATTGTTCCTGGCGAAGAACATCTTAATTGGTGGCAAACAGTATTTCTTGGCGTTGTTGGTTCTTATACTGGTGGAGCTATTATGTATTTGTTGGGCAGTTATGATGCTGTTACACCTGCTGGATTATTTATGGGTATAGTTGGTGCTGTAGCAGCTTTATGTGTTTATAATCAAATGAAGTCTACAAATTAAATATATTTCTGTTTTGATTATATGTTAAAAGAATTAAAATTTATACATATAACAAAAACCGCTGGTAGTTCAATAGAGCGTATTGGTAAAAAAAATAATATTTTGTGGGGAAAATTTCATAAAGAATATGGATGGTGGCACGAAATCTTTCCAAGAAAAAAAAGTAGTCTAAAAGATAAATATGATTGGTTTACCGTAGTTAGAAATCCATACACTAGAGTAGTATCAGAATTTTACTATTGTTATCCTGTAAGATCTAAAACAAAAAATGTAAATGAATTTAATCAATTAATTCAACAGTCTATTAAACGAAGATCAAAAAATGGCGATCATTGGACGGAACAATATAAATACTTTGATTCAGACTATGATATACAAGTTTTAAAGTTTGAAAATATTAATCAAGATTTTAAAGACTTAATGAATAAATACTCTATAAACATTGAATTATCAATACACGAAAATCAAACAAAAAATAAAATATTTGATGTAAAAGATTTATCTAGTGAAACGCTAGATTTAGTTAGAAAGATCTACTCAAAGGATTTCTCTTTATTTAATTATGATATATGATAGATAACATATTATATTACTATATAAATTTAGATCATCGTACTGATCGTAATCAACATATGATACATCAATTTAAACAGTATGATATTTCTAAATATCAACGAATAGAAGCAGATAAGTGTGACGGCCATGCTTCTAGAGGATGTACAAAGTCACATATTAATTCTTTGACAGCTTTTATAGCATCTGGTGCAGAATATGGCATTATTATGGAGGACGATTTTAAGTTTTGCATTACGCCACTACGTTATCGTGCATTATTAAATCAATTATTTGAATCAGCTATTGATTGGAATATAGTTTTATTAGCAGCAAATATTCTAAAACAAAAACCATTTAATAATTTTTTACGCTATGGTTTAAATGTACAAACTACCGCTGGTTATTTGGTCACTAAACAATATGCTCCTATTCTTTTACAAACTTTTCAAGAAGCATATGATAAAAAGAAAATTGTAGATAGATATTGGAAAAAGCTACAAAAAGTTGAAAACAAATTCTTTATTTTTCTCCCTAAGTGTGGCAAACAATTAGCCGGATATTCAGACATTTGCAAAAAGAAAACTAACTATGGTTGCTAGTTGACAATGCGATATCATGTGTTATTATAGTATAAATGGTTCGAAATAGAACACAGGGATGATTAATGATTAGGCCGTCGTGGACAGATTATTATTTAGGATTAGCATTAGTTGTAGCTCGTCGTAGTCACGACATACACACTCAACACGGCTGTATTATAACAGATAAAAATAATAAAGTTTTGGGCATGGGATATAATGGTTTTCCGGCAAATTTAGAAGATGATAAATTGCCATTAAATCGTCCAGATAAATACCAATGGATGATACACTCAGAACGTAATGCTATCGATAATTGTACCCTTAAGCCAATAGATGGCATTGCTTATGTAACTGGTCAATGCTGCAATGATTGCATAATGCACTTGTATCGAAATGGTATAAAACGCGTAGTTATGATGAATCATCACGGCTCACAATTACTTAACGACGAAAGCAAAAAAATATTTAACACCTTTATAGAAATGGCTTCCAAACAAGGCTTTTCTATAGAATATGTTGATCCTGATCTTTCATGGCTGAGACAATTCTTAGGTGTAAATAATAACATAGAAACTAATAAAGATTATCTAAAATAGGAGAAAAAATGTCAGCACTTCAAGAGCTTCAAAATTATACATTTGTTAGTAAATACGCTAGGTGGATTCCAGAAAAAAATCGTAGAGAAACTTGGAAAGAAGCTGTTGAAAGAGTAAAGGATATGATGCATACAATGTATGCTAATAAAAATATATCAGACGACATTAATTGGGCGTATGATATGATGTACAAAAAGAAAGTGCTTGGTAGTCAAAGAGGTTTGCAATTTGGAGGTGAACCAATTCTTAAAAGACATTCAAAAATTTATAATTGCACATCAAGCTATTGTGATCGTTTACGATTTTTTCAAGAATGTTTCTGGTTGCTGTTGTGCGGTAGCGGTACAGGATTTAGTGTTCAAAAACACCATGTTGCCAAGTTGCCAAATTTGGAACACAACATTCCAGAAGGAGCGATGGGTGTAGTTTATAAAATAGATGATAGTATCGAAGGTTGGTCAGACGCTTTGGGGGTTTTATTAAGTTCTTATTTTAGTAAACCTGTGGAAGAATTTAAAGAATACAAAAATTGTCATATCTTATTTGATTATAGTAATATTAGACCACAGGGGTCAGACCTTAGTTCGGGTGTTGGTAAAGCTCCAGGTTTTGAACCACTAGCTAAAGGTTTAGAAAAAATACGAACTTTATTAGATCGTTGCATTGCTAATGGTCAAAAAAAGCTACGTCCAATAGATGCTTACGATATTGTTATGCATAGTAGTGATGCTGTTTTAAGTGGTGGGGTAAGACGATCAGCAAGCCTTGCTTTATTTAGTGCTGACGATGAAGAAATGGCTAAAGCAAAAACTGGTAATTGGTACGTTGAAAATCCACAAAGAGCAAGAAGTAATAATTCTGCTTTACTATTAAAAGATAATACAACTTTTGAACAATTTCAAACTCTTATGGAAAGTGTCAAAGAATTTGGCGAACCAGGATTTATTTGGAGTGATTCTACAGAAATGACTTTCAACCCATGTGTAGAGGTTGGCATGTGGCCCGTAGACGAAGAAACAGGAAAAAGTGGTTGGCAAGGCTGCAATTTAACCACTATTAATTGTTCTTCTATCGAAGATGAACAAGACTTTTATGATCGTTGTAAAGCTGCTGCAATTATTGGCACATTACAAGCTGGATTTACTAAGCTAGATTATTTGGGTGAAATTAGTGGTAAAATTTTTGAAAGAGAAGCTTTATTGGGAGTTTCTCTTACTGGAATTATGGAAAAACATGATTTAGTATTGTCAGAAAAAGTATTGAAAGCTGGAGCAAAAATCGCTGTTGACACTAATAAAGAAATGGCTAAAAAAATCAACATAAATCAAGCTGCTAGAGTAACTTGTTTAAAGCCAGAAGGAACCAGTAGTAGCATGTTAGGTACTAGCTCGGGTATTCACCCACACCATGCTAAACGCTATATTAGACACGTACAGGCCAATGTTTTAGAAGCACCATTCCAACACTTTAAGAGTTATAATCCACAAGCCTGTGAAAAATCTAGGTGGTCAGCAAATAATACAGACGAAGTGATTAAATTTCCTATAGAAGTACCAGATGGATCTAAATTAAAAAACCAACTACCAGCAGTAGATATGTTGTCTATAGTAAAAGATGCTCAAAAGAACTGGGTTTATTCTGGTAAAAATAAAAATTTATGTACGCAAGATTACTTAAGTCACAACGTTAGCAATACCGTAACAGTAAAGCCAGACGAATGGGAAGATGTAACAAAATATATTTATAATAACAGAAAATATTTTGCTGGAATTAGCTTAATTCCTCAAAGTGGAGATAAAGACTATCCACAAGCCCCATTTACTACGGTTTATACTAGTAGAGAAATTGTTAAGGAATATGGAGATGCTGCTTTATGGTGTTCAGGATTGATAGAACTAGCACTAAATGCTTTTGATAACAATTTATGGGCAGCTTGTGATTATGTCGCTTTAAATCAAGCTAATAAAAATGATAACGAGTCTAAATTAAAATTTGTAACCAAAATGAAAAATTTTGCTGGCAAATATTTTGATGGAGATATAAGACGGTTAACATACTGTATGAAGGATGTATATAATTGGAAAATATATTGCGATCTTTATGAAACATATAAAAAAGTTGATTATACACAACTATTAGAAACAGAGGACAATACTGCTGGAATAGAGGAGGTCAGTTGTGCTGGTGGTGCTTGTTTAATATAAAATTTATTTTATATGCAAACGCCAAAACCTGACTTATCAACCAGTGAAATGGCAGCAAAGGCTTTAGAAATTTTGTGTAAAAAAACAACACAATCACTTAAAAAAAAATCAACACTACTTGATAAGATAATTAAATATTTATTCTATTAATCGTGGTGTAAATATAGGTATATTTAACCAACTAGGAGAAATTACCTTGGCAAAATCTAGAGTGCGTAATAAAAAGAAAAAGGTGATTGATGCTACAAATGATATCGGACCACCTATTAATTTTAAAGGATTCGCCAATAGAAATAAATTAAAAGCTAGAAGCGAAAATCAACAAAATGCTATCAATATAATAGAGTCTCATGATATTAGTTTTATTAGTGGTCCAGCAGGTGTTGGTAAAACTTTACTTGCTGTTGGATTAGCTATTGAAGCATTACTAGATGAAAAAATATCTAGAATAATTTTAACAAGACCTATTCTAGAAGCTGGTGAGAAAATGGGATTTATTCCAGGTAGTGCAGAAGAAAAAATACATCCATATTTATTACCAATATTAGATGAAATTTCTCACTTTATTCCTATGGGTGAATACTCTAGATTTAAAGAGATGAAAAAAATTGAAATAGTTCCACTGGGACATATGAGAGGTCGTAATTTTCATAATTGTTTCATTATTGCTGACGAATGCCAGAATGCAAGCTATGATCAATTAAAAATGCTCTTGACACGCATAGGTCGTGAGAGTAAAATGGTATTAACGGGTGACGTTGCCCAAAGCGATCTTCCTCACCACACAAGAGGGGGATTTAAATATATGATAGATTCACTTTATGGAATAAGTGGAATAGGAGTAGCGATATTAGATAATTCTGACATTGTAAGAAATCCAATTATTGGAAAAATCTTAGAAAGATTAGATGATCTAGAAGCTCTAAAATATAATGAAAGTAAAAAATCGTAAATGTAGATGTCTGGTACTAAATGCAGACTACAACCCTATTTGTATAATTCCTTGGAAAAGAGCAATGACTCTTACTTATGAAGATGATGCAAAGGGTGTTGATATCATAGATTTCTACAAAAATGATTATATACAAGGCGTGAATAATAAAAAATATCCTATTCCGGCAGTTGTAAAAACAAGAGTTTATCGAAAAACTGGACGCAGAGGTATTCCTTTTAATAAACGTAATATTTTTATACGTGATGATTTTACTTGTCAATATTGCCAACAAATATTTGACGCAAAAGATTTGACTTTTGATCATGTTATACCTAAAAGTAAATGGGATTATAATAAAGGATCTCCAACTACTTGGACTAATATAGTATCAGCTTGTTTATTGTGTAATCGTAAGAAAAGCCATAAAACATTAACAGAAGCTAATATGAAATTACTCAATTTTCCTTATATGCCAACTAAGAGTACTAAGTTCTTGCCGATTCATAGATATTTAGCTACAATACAAGATCACATTCCTAAAGAATGGTTGTTGTATTTACCAGAAAGTTATAAACAAGATGCCAACTTATAGTTATAGTTGTGAAAAATGTAAAAATGAATTTGAATTATTTGCATACATCAAGGATTATATTGAGAGTCCTGCGTGTACTAAGTGTGGTTCATTAAACACATTTCGACAATATGCTAAGGATGTTCTCACACAATCGAGCAGTATAAAAAAATCGGACAGTGAACTAAAAACACTAGGAGATTTAGCACTTCGTAATTCAGAACGAATGAGCGAAGATCAAAAGCGTGAATTATATCAAAAACACAATGCTTATAAAGAAGATACGTCACAGCAAAAAGAATTACCAAGCGGCATGAGTAGATTAAAGAAACCGTCAAAACCAGAATGGATCGGAACAAAACCAAAAAAGAGGAGAGCAATAAATAATGCCAAGCGAAACAAAAAAAAATAAAACCAGTGAGATAGAATACTATTCTATGATAGGTAAACACGATTGGATTGATGAAGATAGAAATCCAAGAAAAGACTCAGAAACAGATGATGTTTGTGCAAAAAAAGTACCACGAGAAAAAACTTTTAAGTACTATATAAAGACAGGTGTACATGGTAAAATTTTTGATCCTATTGGTCTATTTTCAGAAGGTACTAGTGCCAAATTTTTAGCACGAGCCGGAAAAAAAGCATGGAATTTTACACAAGTAAACGCAAAGGTATTTGATATGTATGTGGCTTTTTTACGAACAAAAAATAAAGCATGGCTTATTAACGCAGAAAGAGAGATGAATTAATGAAAAAAATATCTAAATCAGCAGGTTACGCAATTAGTTGGTTACACACTCAAGGTAAAAGTATTGTAGATATTGCAGAAGAATTAAATATTCAAGAAAATACAGTTAGTGAATATATTGAAAAGCATTATGCTCAACCAAAGGCAGTAGAATTATCTGTAAAAAGTTCTCCAGTAAAGGGTAAGAAATTGGGAGCAAAAGATTTGATGATTCGACACACTTCTGCTAAAAAATCTAATAATGTTGCTATTATGACACAAGAAGCATCAATGTTGATAGATGAAAAAAGGAAAAATATAAAACCTAAAAGAAAAAATCTAGATGTTGGCAAAGAATGTATTTTTAAACCATTAAATGATAAATGAAATATCCGTCAAAATATAGCAATGGTAAAGAAGTTACTGCGGCACAATTTATTACAGAGATAATTTGTGAACGAATAGCGAAACGTAAAAAGAAAGATTTGCATTATCGTTTTTGGGTTTCTAAGGAGTGGGCTAAAGAATACAGAGGACAAATTGGTTCTGCAAATAAATTACTTGACACCTATGATCCAAAAGATATAATTGAAGCCCTTAGAAGCAATAAGGGATTAACGATTTACTCATTACGCGCTCCACATCTAAAAGATATTATAGATCAAGTAGTGAGTAAAAACGCATCAAAACCAACTATAGAATATAAAGAAGTTATAAGACATCAGATGGATACTGGTCGTAAAGATTTAAAAAATAAAAGTAATATACTAGATAAATTAAAGGATATTGATAATGGCAACAATGTATGATAATATTAAAAAAGATTTTGGAACAGACATTATTCTATCTGCGAATAATATTATTGATAAAAAGTCAATAATTATACCTGTTAGTCCAGCTTTGGATCTTATACTTGGTGGTGGAGTTCCAGAAGGAAGTTTTGTTGTATTAACTGGTCAGCCTAAATGTGGTAAGATGGCAAGATTAACTGATATTGTTTATACTCCAAATGGACCATCAACTATGGGAGAAATGAAAGTTGGTAGCACAGTGTCTACTCCAGACGGTAAAACCTCAAAGGTTGTGGGAGTATACCCACAAGGAGTTCAGGATATTTATGAAGTTTGTTTTAACGATGGCACAAAAACTTATTGTGGATTAGAACACAATTGGACCGTTTCCAAAAACAATAGACAAAATAATTATGTTACTATGACTTTAAAAGAAATTTTAACAGAAGGCTTAAGATACAATGATCGCTGGAAGTGGAAGATTCCATTAACAAAACCTGTTTTTTTTAAACAAACTAAAAAACTTTCTATAGATCCTTATATTTTAGGTTGTTTAATTGGTGATGGTGGACTAACAGATAAAACGCCAAAATTTACATCGTCGGATAATTTTATACTCAATAAATTTAATAATTTTTGTAAACAACGAGGATTGTCCTTTAAACATATTAATAAATATGACTATAGAATAAGTGGTAAAAATATAGGAGGTCTATTAGTTTCTAATACATTAACTAAAGATCTAAAAAAATTACATTTAATGGGTTGTTCTTCTCATAATAAATTTATCCCAAAACAATACAAATATGCTTCTATTAGCAATAGATGGAAACTAATAAGAGGATTAATGGATACTGATGGTTCTAATAATAAAGGTCTTAGGGCTGAGTATACAACAGTTTCCAAATTATTAGCTTTTGACACACAAGAAGTTTTAGAAAGCTTAGGTTATACTTGCCAAATAAAACCAAGAACTACAACTTGTAATGGTAAAAAATTTAATTCATATAGATTATACATTCATGGCAATGATATTAATCAATTATTTAGTCTACCAAGGAAAAAGTTTGTTCACACCAGAATTAAACCCGATCTACATAGAACTATAATTGATGTTAAAAAATTTAGTCACGAAGAAGCTCTATGTATAGAGATCGAAAATACAAATGGGCTATATTTGACCAATAATTTTATTGTAACACATAATACTACCACTTCACTAGATTTTGCAGGCACAGCACAAGGTGAGCAGTATGCCTTGAAAGACATTAGAAATGTGTATTATCTAAACATAGAAGGTAGACTTAAGAAAAGAGACTTACAAGGTATCCCGCATCTAAATCTTGATAAATTTCACATAATAGGTTCTCAAACCGGCAATATTCTTCATGCTGAAAAATATCTACAAATGGCAGAAAGAATTATAAATGAAGACCCTGGTTCTGTACTAATTATAGACTCTTATTCTGCATTATGTACAGAGGCTGAGATTACTAGCGATATGGATAAGATGCAAAGGGCAGACGGCGCAAAATTACTGGCTAAATTCTGTCGTAAAGTCGCTAATGTTATTCCTGTTAATAAGAATATTGTTATTGGTATTACTCACCTAATGGGTAATCCAACTGGTTATGGTGCAGAATTTAAAGAGAAGAGTGGGCAGGCTATTGCTTATCAAACAGATATTAAACTACGAGCTAAAAGTTTTAAACCTTGGTTAGTTGGTACTGATAATGTGCAAATTGGTCAAGAGGTAGAATGGCATACTCAATGTTCAGCATTAGGATCGCCTGGAGGTAATATAACTTCATATATTCGTTATGGTAAAGGTATTGATAAAGAAATGGAGCTAATAAATTTAGCTGTTGATATTGGATTAATCAATAAGGGTGGTGCTTGGTATAGTTTAGATTTTCTTGATGGCAATAAAACCAAATTCCAAGGAACTGAAAAAGTTCGCAATTTCTTATTGGAAGACAAATCCGTATATGATACTTTGTATGCCGAAGTTAAAAAAACTATGGGTATATCAGTATGAACGTAAGAGATTTGGATGGTAATCTAAGTCTATGGCATATTATAGGTCATATTAATAACAATTATAATAAATCTAGTTATCATTTACAGGCTAGAGATTTAATTAAAAAAATATATCCTACTATGAAAATACTAGAAGAAGTTCCTATATATATTCGTAAATCAGAAGTTTTATATTTAGATTTTTATATGCCTCTTATTAAAACCTGCATAGAAGTGCATGGTGAACAACATTATAATCAAATAGCTTTTTATCATCCTAATAAATTAGCATATTTAAAAGCTAAAAAAAGAGATCAGGAAAAAAAAGAGTGGTGTGAATTAAATAATATTAATTATATTGAATTACCATATAATGAAATAAATAACTGGGAGGACAAAATTGGAAGAAAATAAAACAAGTAAAGAATTGGTGGATAGTTGGGACAAAGTATTAGACGAATACGAATCTAAATTGGGTTTAGGTTCATATAATCAATATTCTGGTTCATTTTCAAATGAAGAATTAAATAATTATCTTATAATGGATCGTAATGTAATTGAAAAATTAACACCCGAAGATTGTGCGCAAATAGCTTTAAGATTAGGGCAATATTCCTTTTTTCTACAGCGCACTATTAATAGAGAAGTAGCCAGACACAACTGGGCCGAACAAACTATTAAAGAAGTAATTGCTGACGAAATAAATAACTATAAAGGTTATGGATATATAGAAAAATCTATGCAAGCAATAAAACATAATTCTAAAGCAGAATCATTAAACAAAATACAAAAATATGCTAAACAACGTATGGATCGTTTAAATTTCTTAGCTAATGGAGTTAAGAATTTATCAGATATATTATTAACTGTTCAAAAAACAAAGGTGAAACATGGCTCTTGAAAAAGATGATATTAGACAATTAATTGCAATTCTACAAAAAGGATTACAGGACGATACTGAAACAGAACAAGTTGTTGTTCCAAAAAAAAGAAAAATATCTAAAAAATCAACATCTAAACCAGAATCACAAAATGTTAAAAAAAATACTAAGATTAAATCTAGAAGTAAGAAGGTAATAGCAGATCCTAGTGACGAAAACTTATTTGTTGCTTTGGGTTTTGATAAATTGCACAAATCTGATACGAGGATTGATAAAAAATTATGGCAAAGCCCACCAACACCTAGACACGGCAAGTCTCGATACGTAAATGTAGTATGTAGGGTATGCGGAAAAAAAGAAAAAGTTAGCCCAAGTTGTATTTTTGAGAGAGATGTTAATCGTTATAAATGTAATAGTTGTTCATCATCAGCAGGATAAAATATGTTAGCAGATCCATCAGCAGAACGAGCATTATTGGCAACTATTTGTCAATACGGTGACGAAGTATTTTTAGAAGTTTCTGAATTATTAAACGAAAATACATTCACAGTTGACAGCAATAAATTAATATATGAATGTCTAAAATATATTTTAGAACAAAATCCATCAGCAGTCATAGATATAGGTTTAATTTACTCTGCTTCAAAAGACTTAGGCTTAGATCATACATTACAAAAAAAAGAAGAAGTACAACATCTTAAAGCAATTTTAGATTTTCCCGCTAATAAAACAAATGCCATAACATTTGCTGCAAAAATAAAGAAATTAGAAATAGCACGAAAATTATATCAAACATTAGAAGATGCAAAAGACAAATTATTAGAAGTGTCTGGCTCTGAAACAATGACAGAGATACTAAATATTGCAGAAGACAGGGTGTTTAATTTTGTTAGTCATTTAGTAGATAACGATACTGCACCAGCACATATTGCGTCTGAATTGGAAGATTATATAGATAATTTAATTAAAAATCCATGTAAACAAGTAGGTATATCTACAGGGTTTCCAGCGTACGATGCTGCTATTGGTGGAGGTTTACGAGATAGTACAATTAATGTTATTGCAGCTAGACCAAAAACTGGAAAAACATTATTATCTGATAATATGGGATTCAATATCGCTAATAAATTACAAATTCCAGTATTAAATATGGATACTGAAATGACTAAAAAAGATCATATAGATAGACTGATAGCAATGATGACAGAAGTTGAAATAAATAAGATTGAAACTGGTAAGTTTGCAGAATCTCAAGCTATGTTAGATAAAATTAAAGAAGCAGTAGAAAAACTTAAAAATACTCCAATTTATCACAAATCTATTGCAGGTAAGCCATTTGATGAACAGTTGTCTATTATTAAGCGTTGGATTGTAAAAGATGTTGGCTTAAATAGTGATGGAACAGCCAAACCTTGCGTAGTATTCTATGATTATTTAAAATTAATGGATACTCAAGGCATGAGCCAAGATATGAAAGAATATCAGGTTTTAGGCTTTATGATGACAGGACTTCATAATTTTGCAACAAAGTATAAGATACCAATTGTCGCTTTTATTCAACTTAATCGAGATGGCATTACTAAAGAATCTACAGATACAGCTAGTGGTTCGGACAGGATAATCTGGCTTTGTAGTAATTTTAGCATTTTTAAAAAGAAAAGCGACGAAGAAATCGCTGAAGATGGAGCTAAAGCTGGTAATCGTAAACTTATTCCGATTGTAAGTAGACACGGACCTGGGATTGAAGAAAACAATTATATTAATTGCCACATGAAGGGCTGGTGTGCGAAGATTACAGAAGGTAAAACTCGCATGGAATTAATGAGCGGCGGTTCTGATGATAGCTTTGACATAGATAACAATACGGACGACGATGAAAACATTGACTTCATTTGATCAAAATAAAATAAAAATAGTATGTGATAAATTATGTGATCGTATAAAAGATGTATTAGATCACTTTAATTTAGAATATAAGACTAATCCTAAATTTATTTCTATGCGTTGCCCTATTCATGATGGTGATAATAGTGGAGCGGTCAACATATATCACACTGGTGAATCCTATAGAGGCAATTGGAAATGTCGAACACATAATTGTGAACAAATATTTAAAGCTTCTATAATAGGTTTTATTCGTGGGGTTATATCTAATCAAAAATATAACTGGTCAACAAAAGGAGATAAAACTTGTACATTTCAAGAAGCATTAGATTTTGCTACGGAATTTTTAGACATATCTTTAAAAGATATTAAGGTAAATAAAGAAGAAAAAGAGAAAAATTTATTTATTCATAATGTAAAATTATTAAAAAATCAACAACATTCTGATAATATACTTCTTACAAAAGATAAAATACATAAAACACTTGATATACCTAGTAAATATTTTATGGAGCGTCAGTTTCCATTTTCGCCTGAAATTCTTACAAAATATAGTGTTGGAGATTGCAAATCAATAAACAAATCTATGAGTGGTAGGGCAGTTGTTCCTATTTTTGATATTGATCATAAATATATGATTGGTTGTACTGGTAGAAGTCTTTTTGAAAAATGTTCCGAATGTAAATGTTTTCATGATCCTGCTACATTTTGTCCAACGGATGAATTTCGTTGGGAACATAGTAAATGGAAACATAGTTGGCAATTCAAATCAGAGTTACATTTGTACAACTATTGGTTTGCAAAAAAACACATTATAGAATCTGGTAAAGTAATAATTGTAGAAAGTCCTGGTAATGTTTGGAGATTAGAAGAAAATGGTATACATAATAGTGTAGCAATTTTTGGTACTAATTTTACCGATAGGCAAAAAACCATTCTTGACATGAGTGGTGCTATGACTATTATAACAATAATGGATAATGATATACCAGGACAACAAGCTGCTCAAGTTATACGAGATAAATGTAGTAAAACATATAATATAAAAAATATTATCGTATCTAAGAATGATATTGCTGAAATGTCATCACAAGAAATAGAAAAGGAAATAAAGGTATATTTATGACGAAAATCATTGCATTTGCTGGTAGAAAACAATCTGGTAAAAGTTCATCTGCGGATATGATTGTGGACTTTTATGAAAAAGAATTGGGGTCATCAGAAGGTATTAAAATATATAACTTTGCAGATAGTCTAAAAGATATGTGTATTAATATTCTAGGATTAACTTATGAACAATGTTATGGTACTGACGAAGAAAAGAATACATTAACAGATTTATTTTGGAATGGTAAACAATTAACAGCCAGAGAAGTTATGCAATTTGTTGGAACAGATATTTTTCGAAAATTAAAACCAAATGTATGGGCTAAATCAACACTGAATAAAATCAAAATTGATAATCCTAAATTAGCTTTGATTGCTGACTGTAGATTTCCAGATGAAGTCCAAAGTATAAAAAATGAAAATGGATTGGTTATTAAACTTACTAGAAATCCATTTAATTCTGATCACGAAAGTGAAATAGCTTTAGACGAAAAAAATTATGCAAATAGCAACTTTGATTTAGTTATTTTTAATAATTCTATTGAAGAATCTAGTAAAAATTATGCTATTCTAATGTTTCTTAAGAAAAAAGGATTACTATCATTATAATTACATACTTTAGAAGTTCTAGTTTTAATGCCCATACAATGTGTGAGCAACAATATTTTATCGAATATGTACTTGGTTATCGAGGATTATCAAATCAAAAAGCGGACAAAGGCACTATTATCCACAAGGTGCTTGAAATTTTAGCTTTTATTAAATTTGCTAAACAAAATAATCAACCTATCATTACAGACGATATTGTTGGTAATATTTCTGTAGATGATTTTAATATATCTAATATTTATTCTACAGTTTATAAGTATTATACTAATTTAAATACTCATCATGAATGGAAACCAAAAGACTATAAAGATTGTTGGAATTGGATTGAAAAAGCTCGTAATTTTAATGATGGTATGTTTGATCCTCTTAAACGCAATATTGTTTGTCCAGAACAACATTTTGATTTTGTAATTGACAAACCTTGGACAAAATATGAATATAATACTCCAGATGGAAAATTAGAAGGTAATTTAGCATTAAAAGGAACAATTGACCTTATTACTAAATTAGATGATAATTTTTTAGAAATTATTGATTGGAAAAGTGGAAGAAGATTAGATTGGGCTACTGGTAAACAAAAAACTCAAGAAAGTTTTGAAAAAGATCCACAGCTACGAATATATCATTATGCCGTAAGCCATTTGTATCCGAACATTGACAATATTATGTTTACTATTAATTATATTAATGATGGTGGACCGTTTTCTGTATGTTTTCAAAAGTCGGATCTTTTAGACACAGAAGATATGTTGCGCAAAAAATTTGAAAAAATTAAATCTGTAAAAAGACCATATCGTAACAGAAGTTGGAAATGTACCAAATTATGCCCATTCGGTAAAACAACTTTTGCAGATACTGATATTCCTATTCTAGAAGAATATAGAGATAATCAAGTAACAGAAAAGGGTGAATGTATGACTAAGTGCGAACAAATTGCTCATGATGTAGAGTTGCATGGAATCGATTTTGTGGTACAATCATACAAGCGATCAGGACACTCTTTTGGTTTTTATAAAGCTCCGGGTGAATAATGACTTACACTCCATTACATGTACACACGCACTACAGTTTACAATCTGGATTATCTCAGCCTAAAAATATTATAGAACGATGTAAGCAGTTAAACATTAATACATGTGCTATTACAGACACCGGGGTTTTATCTGGAACTGTCTCATTCTATAAAGAATTAACAAAAAACAAAATTAAACCTTTACTTGGTTGTGAGTTAAATCTATGTTTTAATGACGCTACTAACAAGTCAGAAAGTAATACTAAATTAGGCAAAATAACACTGTTGTGTCGTAGTTTGCAAGGCTGGAAAGACTTGATCAAACTCGTGTCTACATCTAATACTGTAGAATACTTTCATAATAGTCCAAGATTAGATCTTAATAAGATTCAATCGTTAATACATGAAAACTCATTAGTGTGCATTACTGGTTATTACGATTCATATTTATGGCACTTAATTACCTCCGAAAATGAACTTGTGCCAAATTGGGAGGACGTTTTTAATGAACACATAAAAAAACTTTATAATATTTTTGGTAAAGAAAACGTATTTATTGAATTGCAAATGTTTGATAATATATATAACAAATATGATATAGGACTACAAATTCGTCAATTATGCAATAAACATAGTTATAAACTATTAGCTGGTATTGATAGTTATTATTGTGAATCGAGCGATAGTGCTGATCATAAGGTGTTAATTTGTAGTGGTTTAAAAACAACTCTTCCAGAATTATCACGCAAAGTAATATCTAATAAGAACACTGGCGTTAATCACTTTTTTGAATCTGATAAATATTGCATATTGTCTTATGAAGATATGCAGACTTTGTATGAGCCAGAAGAAATTAATAACACAAATAAAGTAGCTGAAATGTGTGAAGAATTTAGTCCATTAAGTAAACACGTTTTACCAGAATTTGATTATCCAAATACCTTCACCAATGATGCTGAGTATTTACGCCATTTGTGTCGTCAGGGATGGGTGAAAAAAATTAATCCACGATTTAAAAAAGAAGAACAAACAGCATATATAGATCGTATAAAATATGAATTAGAAGTATTAGAAACTGCTGGATTATCTAGTTACTTTTTAATCATTCAAGATATTTTACAATATGCAAAAAATAATAACTGGTTATGTGGCCCAGGAAGAGGAAGTGCTGCTGGTTGTTTGGTTTCTTATTTAATTGGTATTACCAGTGCAACAGTCGATCCGATTGAATATAATCTTCTGTTTGAAAGATTTTATAACTCTGGACGTAACACAAAAGATCGTATTTCTATGCCAGATATTGATGTTGACATACCTATCAATCATAGAGATACTATTATTCAATATATAAAAGATAAATATGGCGTAGACAGAGTATCTCAAATGATTACATTTACTACACTTAAAGGTCGTGGAGCATTAAAAGAAGTATTAAGAGTACACGCAAATGTTTCCTTTGAAGAAATGAACGCCATTACAAAACATATTCCTAATGAAGCTACTATTGCAGATGAACTGCAAGATATAAAAGAAGAAGAAGGCCATGCGTCAATTATTAAGTGGGCTTTGGAAAATGAGCCAGATAAGTTTAAAGAGTGGTGTGAGATAAATGAAAATGGTGAATTGGTTGGGCCGCTTGCCAAACGTTTTGAACAAGCTATTAGAATGGAAGGCGTCAAAATACATCAATCAAGACACGCAGCAGGTGTAGCTATTTCGGCCTCGCCACTATATGAACTATGTCCAATGATATACGATCCTAAGAGCGATCAATATTTAGCTGGTCTAGAAATGAACGATTTAGACGCTTTGGGAATTATTAAATTCGATATTTTGGGAATTGCGTTATTAGATAAGATGATGTTTATTAACACTTTAATAAAGGAGACAAAGAATGCTACTATCTGAATTGGCTATCGGTGACAAGTTTATATATAAAGGTATTGCTTATACAAAAATTAAACCAGAAAAAGTATCTTGTTGCAAAACATATACAGCCACTAAAGATGAAAATAATCAAAAAGTAATGATAAAACCTAATGAAAAAGTAGAAAAGGTAAGTGAATAATGCTTATAAACAATATTTGCGTATTTGATTTTGAAACCGATGGTTCTGATCCAAAAGTTTGTAGTCCAGTGCAGTTGTCTGCTGTAATGGTGGATTCTCAAAGATTAGAAATTATAAAAGATTCGGAATTTAATGTTTTTCTAAAGCCAGATAGAATAGCAGAGTCTAAAAAACCAGATATTTCCTTATATAGCGATTCTGATATTTTAGATTGGCATGGAAAAATTAAAAATCAAACTAGAGAACAAATATTTGATAGTTGGTTAAAATATCCAGATCAAAAACATAGTTGGCAACAATTTACAAATTATCTGGATAATTATCATGCTCATAGGAGTAGGGGAAATACTCAATTTTCGGCACCAATTGCTTGTGGCTATAATATAGTAAGATTTGATTTAAAGATTATGCAGCGTTTGGCAGAAAAATATGGTAATCTAAATAAAGAAAAGAATATCAATATATTTCATCCAAGGGATCAAATTGATTTAATGGCTGTTACTCTTTTATGGTTTGAGGGAATATCTGAAATAAAATCATTAGCATTAGATAATTTAAGAGATTATTTAGGTATGGATAAAACTAATGCACATGATGCTTTTAAAGATGTTACAGATTGTGCCAATATGTTGATTCGTTTTATGAGATTGCATCGTAAACTATCTAACAAAATTAAGTTTAAAGGATCATTTGCGGAATCTATTTTATGATTGACTTTGATACTATTGATCTAAACTGTGCCAAAACATGGGAATTGATTGGTGAAGGTAACACAAAGGGTGTTTTTCAGCTAGAATCAAGACTTGGACAAAGTATGTCTAAAAAATTAAAACCAGAAAATCTTACACAATTAGCTGGATTAATTAGCATATTGCGTCCAGGATGTATATCTGGTGACACAAAAGTTTTTGTTAATAAATATAAACATTCTGATGGAAGAATGAGATTTACAAGAATCAAAATAAGAGATATAGCTAATAATCCAAAAAAATTTGAAACTTTAATATCTTACGATGAACAAACAGGCAAATTGGTTTCTAATAAAATGATTAATGCATTTTATACTGGAAATAAAGAATGCTTTAGGGTTGTTATTAGAAGTAATGAAAGGGAAAATAGTAATTATGGAAATAAAGACTATAAGCTGGAATGTACAGCAGATCATAAGTTGTTAACTCCAGATGGGTGGAAAAAATTAGAAGATATCAAAATTAATGAAAGAGTACTAGTTTCTCAAAGAAAAGGAACTAAACATCCTGGTTTTGGAAATAAAAGTTTCAGACAAAGATGTTATAATACATATATAGAAAAATGTATTTTTTGCGATTGGAATAATGGTTCTTTGGATGTTAATCATATTAATGGAAATCGTTATACAAATAATCATCACGACAATTTATGTTATATGTGTCCTAATCATCATAGAGAATTTACAGAAGGAAAGATATCAATCGATGAAGTAAATAAAGCAAAAGCGAAGCATTTATTGCCAAAAACTATAGATGGCAAATGGTGCAAGCTTGTCGATAAAATTTCTGTTGGAGTTAAAGATGTTTATGATATATCTATGACATCGCCACACCACAATTTTATTGCTGGTGGCATTATTGTTCATAATTGTCTTGAAGCTATTCGTGATGGCAAAAGCGTTAGTAATCATTATATTGATAAAAAAAATAATAATGAGTCTGTAGACTACTTTCATTTTGCATTAGAAGACATTTTAAAAGAAACTTTCGGAGAAATGGTTTATCAGGAACAGGCGATGCAAATTTGTCAAAAAGTCGCTAATTTTAATTTATCTGAAGCAGATATGATTCGTAAAGCTATTGGTAAGAAAAATGTAGAAGAAATGTCTAAATTAAAAGAATTATTTCTATCAAAATCTCGTGAAGCAAATATTGTAACAGTTGAAGAAGCAGAACTTATTTTCAGTTGGATCGAAAAAAGTCAAAGATATTCTTTTAACAAAAGTCATGCTGTTTGCTATGCTCTTAATGCTTATGTAGCTGCATATGCTAAAGCTCATTATCCATTACAGTTTTTTACATCATATTTAACTTTTGCTAAAGATAAAATTGATCCTATGAAAGAAACTAAAGAATTAGTCAATAATGCTATTGAAACTGGTATTAAAATTTATAGACCAGACTTTAGAAATCTAAATCACACATTTACAATTATTGATGATATAATATATTTTGGATTAACTAATATTAAAGGTGTTGGAGAATCAGTTTATAAAAAGCTAATAAACATTATTGAAACTAATAAGCTTGATTATAAAAATCTTAATGTAAATGAATTACTGTTTCAAATATTAAATAAAATTAATAGTAGTGCAGCAAAGAATATGATAATGGTTGGTGCGTTTAGTTATTTGAAATTGTCTAGAAAATCATTATTGTTCTATTTAGACATTATTGGACAACTTAGCAAACGAGAAATAGATATAGCTATTAATGAATGTGATATGAATAAGTCATTGCAAGAAATTTTAACATATATTATGCCAAAAACAAATAAAAGACGCCAAGGTAGTATCTGGTCTTTAATTGAAACATTAGATAAGCCACCGTATACTCTACAGGACGATTATGAGTGGATTGCCACCAACGAAAGATTACTCTTGGGAAATTCAATAACATGTTCTGTAATAGATGGTCGTGATACTGAGGACGCAAATTGCGATTGTTCAAGATTAATAAAGGATAGACTTTTACCAAAAAGAATAGTAATTGGAGCAGAAGTATCTGATATTAGTGTGATTAAAACAAAAAATGGTAAAAATCCAGGTCAAGATATGGCTTTTATTAAATTGAGTGACAGTACAGGATCGGTGGATATTATTGCATTTCCTAAAGAATATGAAGATATAAAAAATTTATTACGCGTTGGTAACACGTTAATGTTTATTTTAGAGCAATCAAAAAATAAAGACTGTTTCTTTACAAAGAAATGCTGGCAAATCTAGTTGACAACCTTGGAGGTTTCAGCTATAATAGGGTGTTGGTTTGAGTTTTGTGTTTTATATAATGAAAGGACGATTATTATGAATTTAGTAATTTTGAGAGGTAATTTGGCTCGTGATCCTGAGTTAAGAATTGTTAATAGTGGTGGTCGTGAAACATCTGTTGTAAACTTTACTGTTGCGACATCTAGAGAATTTACTAAAAACAATGGAGATGTAGATAAAGTTGCTACATTTACTCAGTGTGAAGCGTGGGACAGTGGAGCAGAAGCTATTGCAGAAACACTGAGAAAGGGCGATTTGGTAATGTTAGAGGGATCATTGCGTAATGATACCTGGGAAAAGGATGGTAAAAAGTTTTCTTCGCTAAAGGTGCGTGTAAATACCTTTGCAAAAATTGCACGAACGAAGAAAAAGGCAGTCAGTGCTGTATCTGGTGTAGATGCAGACACACATGAAGAAATGGAAACATTCTAATTAAACGTGGTAATATGCGGTAGATGTTACTTTAAATTGTAGCACTACCGCATATACCACTATTATAATATGACAAAAACAAGAATATTATGGTGTGGCGAATCTAGCCATATTAAATCCGGATTTGGCAACTACACACGATGTGTGCTGCAATATTTATATAATACTGGTAAATACGAAATAGCAGAATTATCAGGTTATCGTGATGCTTCTGTTCCAAAAATAGAACCGTGGACAGTTTTTCCTGTTGCTGTTAAAAAATCAGATCCATTATTCGAAAAATATAATAGCAATCCACATAATCAGTTTGGTCAATGGAGATTTGATCTAGCTGTTCTTAAGTTCAAGCCTCATATTGTTATTGATGTGCGAGACTACTGGAATTTTGTATTCCAAGAAACTTCACCACTTCGTCCATTTTATCATTGGTTAATCTGCCCAACTTATGATTCATCTCCACCAATTATTTCTGCTTTAAATGGTTTCCATAATGCTGATACTTTATGTTTTCATACAGAATGGGCTATGAATGATTTAAAAAATAATTTACATTATAAAGCGAATAACATTGGCGGAATATTAAATGATGCCGTAGATCATACGGTATTTAAGCCATTAAATAATAAAAATAACTTAAGAGAAAAATTAGGATTGCCCAAAGACGCATTCATTGTTGGTTCAGTTATGCGTAATCAAAAGCGTAAATTAATACCAGATATATTAGAAACATTTTCTAACTTATGTAAAATTAAAAAAGATAAAAATTTAATACTATATCTACATACTAGTTATCCAGACGCTTTAGCTTGGGACATACCTAGTTTGTTAATAGAATATAATATTACAGATAAAGTTTGGTTTACTTATACTTGTCGTAATTGTGAGAAATCGTTTAGTAGTGTTTATCAAGGAGATAGACCTGTATGTAGAAAATGTCTACAGAAAAAATGTTGCTTATCTAACGTAAAACACGGAACTTCTCCAGAAGAATTAGCTGAAATATATAATACATTTGATATATATTTACAATACGCAATTTGCGAAGGTTTTGGTATTCCTCCCGTTGAAGCTGCGGCGTGTGGTATACATGTTGTGACAATGGATCACGAAGCTATGGGAGAGGTTGGTAAAAAAATCAATGCTACACTAGTTCCAATTAAAACCATGTTTAGAGAGCTAGAAACAAATGCTAAAAGAGCATTACCAGACAATGATTATTTATTAGAAGTATTATTACATTTTATTGATAATGGTAAAGAAAAATTAGAAATGATGGGTCAAAAAGCTCATACATATTGTAAAGAAAATTTTTGTTGGACAGAAACTGCTAAGAAATTTGAAAAGTTAATAGATAATATTGATATAAATCAAAAATTGTCTTGGAACGCAAAAGAAAGAGGAGTAAATACAAATATTAATGTCAATAGCGGCTCTGGTTTCAGAAATGTTTTACATCAGGTTGTTAACGATATTATCAAAGACCCATTTTTACAATCTACCGAATTTATTGAAAATTTAATTAAAAACAGTAATGATGGTGTTGTTCATCAAAATGGTATTGGTCTACAGTTTGATATTCAGAAAGCTATAAAAATATTAGAAATGTATATGATGAATAAAGTATCTATTGAAACCTTACGAACAAACAATAATCTAGGGCTTAAGCCTGAATTAACAGACTTTCTAAATTACGGATCAAAATGAAAAATATTCTTTATTTAGGTAGTTATAAAGATAACAACGGTATAGCTACTTCTTGTAGACGGTTTATAGATTTTTTAGCCAGTAATAGAAAACATAATCTTTGTGTTCGTCCAATATTTGTAACAAATAACAATGCTGCGCCAAATATTAAATCTGATAAATATCTTGAATATGAAAATAATAGCTTAAAAAAATACGATACTCTTATACAACATGTATTTCCGGATTATATGGAATATAATGCCAATTTTGGTAAAAATATTGGTATAGTGGATATCGAAACAATGTCAATAAAACATTCAGGATGGATTAATAAACTTAATTTGATGGACGAAGTTTGGGTTGGCTCTGAGTATTCCGCTCGTAGTCTTTTAATGTCTGGATTAACTACTAAGATTAAAATTATACCACAACCATATAATTTATCAATATATGAAAATACACCAGCAGATTTTTTCTCGTATGATCAAAGTGACAAGCCTTATATTTTCTATACCATAGGACAATATGGCGACAAAAAAAACATAAAAAGCATTATGATGGCTTATTTATTAGCTTTTAATAAAGTAGATAATGTTCGTTTATTTATTAAAACATACGATAGTCGTAAAGATAATAAGATATTAGAAGATTTAATTAAAAATGATTTAGCAGACTTGAAGAATATAATTCGTAAGCCATCGGATAACTATCCAGATATTGATGTTTTGTGTGGCTATGTTTCTGAAAAAGATATAGTAAGACTACATAAGTCTAGTAATTGTTATGTTAATGCTTCTAGGGGTGATGGTTTTGGAGATAATTCGGTGGAGGCAGCTTTGTGTGGCAATATTACTATAAATACAAAAAATATTGGCAGCAATACATATTTTAATAGTTTAAATTCTTTTTTAATAGATAGTCGTACTGTGCCGGTTATATGTGGTAATAGTATGATTAAAAACTTATACACTTTGAAAGAATTTTGGTATGATCCTTCATTGCCGTCGTTAATGAATTGTATGAAATCAGCATATAATTTACACCTAACGCCAACAATAGAAAAGCAATATAAGCAAAATTTTTCATCAGAAATTTTTACATATCCAGAAATAGAGAAAAGAATATATGATAACGTCTTCTATACTTAATAGAGAATTATTATCAACACAAGATAAAATTAATATTTTGTGGACACCAACCGATAAAGATTTTGAATTATTTATTTTAAGCTTAGGTAATACACAATTAATAGATGTGCAAAGTTTATATTTTGGGGTATTGACTCCACACTTAATTATTTGTAATAATAAAGTAGAATTTCACAGACAATGTTTGAATTTATCATATCATTTACATTTGCCAGTATTATTGATAGATCATAGTACTAAAAATCCAATGTTTGATAATAATAAGATAAAACAATTAAATCAATTTCCATGCTATCATCACGTTTGCGTTAATCAAAAAATTAAGGATTCTTGGGAATTAAAAGATGTTCAAGTGTTGTCATATAACTCATTTAATAAGGATAATCAGAATATATGGAAGAATCTAATATATCAAACAGCCAAGAAAATGTTCTTGATGCAGTAAAATCGTTTACTGACATTTTCGTACACTTAAGCAAGCCTGATGTAATGCCAGCAGGCTTCAGTTTCTTATCTGCATCATCTTTAAATGATGAAAAAGATGATACTTATCAAACTATTTATATAAATGACTTATTGGATTATATGAGTTATAACATTGGGACAAGTCTATTAGATAGTATAGCAAATAAATTAAAATCTGGCGGAAAGCTTATTATTCAAGCTCCGGATTTGTATATGTTATCGTCCGCAATTACATACCATGATGTTGATGAAAGCACAGCCAAATCTGTATTATACTCCAACAAACAAACTATTTATAGTATGGCTGATATTATTACTGAACTAAAATTTCGTAAATTTAATATTGTTGAAATGAGATATGTTAATATATTTGAATACTATTTAGTAGCAACAAAAATATGAAAAAATATTCTATAATACTAGTAAATACAGCTTCTGATAAAAAAATTAAATCTCTTGGTGATAGATGTTTAATAGAAATCAAAAAAAACTATAATGTATTAGACTACCATATCAGCACCGCAAAAAAATTAGTACATCATCCAGAAATTATTTTTATAGATTATTCAGACAATAAGAAAGTTAAGAAATATATAGATAATAAATACCCGCAGATAAAATATATAACCCACGAGTTGGAAGACGATATTAATATAGGTGAAAGTATAACAGTCGGTTTAAAATATATAACGGGCAAGAATTGTCTGATTATTAATACAAATCACATCCTATATCCTTCTGCTATAAATAAATTAAAAGAACAGTTGACACAAAGTTTTGTAGCGGCTAGTAATAATGATGGATCTGTCGGGTATACAGAACAGGATAATAAAATTATACATTGTTATTATGATTTACCAAATTGCATTTATGATGTACTTTTTCTGCATAAAGACGATTTACAGATTATAAAAAACTGTAGTGTAGATTTATCTAAAATGTATATATTTGAGATTATTAATACATATATTGATCTAGGAATATCATTTATTCCTATTACAGTAAATAAAAAAGGCATCACAGTTATAAACAACATTAACAATATTAAAAAAATTAAAAAATCATATGTTAGACATTAAATGTTATATACAAAAATTAGACAATCTAAATCATAATCTATATACAGCTTATAAACAATGTATTACAGAAAAACAAATTTCTAATCCATTGATATACGTTGATATTTGTGATATTGTTATTGAGCCTTCTATGCCAATTATGTCTTCTTATTATATGAGAAATATTTTTCATAATGATTTAATATTAGTAAGTTATAAAGATTTTATGGGTGTTATGGGTTATATTAAACAAAAATGTATAGTTTTACACGATGGTAATATGTCGGATTTTGATAAACAAAATTGTTTTGTACATGTTAAAAAAGCAAATGATATTATAAGGAAAACAAATGAAAAATTACAGCGATTTAAATAATAATGAAAAACAAAAAATAATTGAAACTCTTTATGAAAAACAAAATAAAAGTTTTAATGAAATAGCAGAAAAATATAATACTTATCCTAATAAGGTTCGTCGTGATGCTATCAAATTTGGATTTAAAATTAAAGATAAGAGCAATGCCCAAAAATTAGCTTTGGCTAATGGTCGTGTAAAACATCCAACAAAAGGAAAAAAACGATCAGAGGAAATAAAAAGCAAAATTGGAGCATCGGTGTTAGAGGCGTGGAAAGATTTAACACCAGCACAATTACAAGACAGAAAACAAAAATCTAAAGAAATTTGGGATAATTTATCTGAAGATGAAAAGAAAAACAGATTGCAAAAAGCTAACCAAGCTGTTCGTGAATCTAGCAAGCAAGGATCAAAATTAGAAAAGTTTTTATTAAGTAAGTTAATAGCTGATGGTTATCAACCACAATTTCACGCTGAACAAACTTTATCTAATACCAAGTTGCAGATTGATATTCTTATTCCTAGTATGAATGTGGCTATTGAAATAGACGGCCCATCGCACTTTTTACCAGTGTGGGGAGATGATAGCTTAAAGCGTAATAAAAAATACGACAATAAGAAAACAGGATTAATTTTGGGTAAAGGCTGGATATTGGTTAGAATTCAACAAACGATGGATTTTTCCAAAAGTCGTTCTGAATTGATTTACAAAAAATTAAAAGAATCATTGGATTACATAGATAGTGTGCAAGACTTAGAAGATAGAACTTTTATAATAAAGGATAAATAATGGCAAAAAGCAAAACTGTTAAATCTGAGGAAATCGCAGAATCATTATCAACAGAAGCACCTGCAACAAAAGTTGATATTAATAGCTTAGAGTGGAATGATTATGTTTTAAGCTTACTTTCTGATGAGGAAAAGATTAAGGGTAATCCAACAACAGAAGGATTAAGACGTATATTTGAAATAGCATTAGATTGTACTATTATTAATGCAAGATCTACGGTTGTTCAAGCTCCATCTCCAGAAAATGAAAAACGAGCCACTGTGGTTCATTCTCTGACCTATATTTTAAATGGTGCTGGTGGTAGTACAGATTTTAATTTACGCACTGTTGACGGCACAGCAGACGTTTATTGGGGCAATTGTGATAAGGTTTATAGGAATCATCCGGTTGCTGTCGCAGAAACTCGTGCAGAAGGTCGTGCTTTGCGTCGAGGCTTACGATTACGTAAGGTAGTCGCAGCAGAGGAAGTTGTAGATCATGTAGAAGATGATCCTGATGGGTCTACAGTTAATATTATTAGCGAACAACAATTAAGTTGTATTAATCAATTAGCAACAAGAGCTAATATTAATATTAAAGAATTATTATTGCATATGTCTATTGAACCGAGTACTATAAGAAAGGTTAGTCACGCTGTTGCTGTTGACATAATTAGACAATTATCTAAATATCAGCAGGACTTGAGTGCTATTCCTGTAGAAATACTAGGTTATTCCACAGATTGGAGATCATTATGAAATTAAAATATAGAATTGGCGATAAGCTTGAATTTGAAGTTGAGGGAACAGGACAAAAAGAGGTTTTTAAAGAATTAGCTATTATTCAAGAAATATTTGGCGAAAGCAAATGTGGAATGTGTAGTAGTGAGAATATTCGCTTTATTGTTAGAAATGTTGATGATAATGATTATTATGAATTAAGATGTATGGATTGTGGAGCTATTCTTTCTTTTGGTCAACACAAAAAAGGCGGAACATTATTTCCTAAACGAAAAGATGAAAATAACAACCTACTACCAAATAGAGGTTGGCATAAATGGAAAAAAGAATAAAATAATACTACCATGTCAAAACAATTACTAGGACATAAAAATGGATGTTTGTATTGGTTTGATGTTGCAGAATGTATTGAGAGGTGTTGTTGTGATAATTTTGATTGGTCGCAAGCAGCAGAAGATCCATTAATATTTCTAAATGAGCAAAGGATTGGTTCGCCACAATTCGGGACAATTGGCCCACCGCCAGAACCAGCAGGCAATAAATGGAAAATAATGGAAGCTTGCGTTAGATTAGTCTGTATAAAAATTGAAAATAGTGAAATTTTATGTAGTAGTACTTATGGTGGACCTACGGTTAATAATTTAGACTTAATAACATTAATAGAAAATAGTGTTGGTCTACAAGAAGGGTGTAATATTTATACGATAGAGTTTTTTGGCTGGTATAAAGATCTAGCCCCAGGGGGATGGATCAGTAGGGATGATATATTTAATGTGTATGTAAGTCCAATATGAATATTTATAATATAAAAGGAGAAAATGAAATAAAGTGAACTAAAACAAAATGGCCCGTATCGGGAGAATTCGGTGGATATCCATATAATGGACAATACCGAGCCGAGTTTACTAGGAATAGTAAAAAGGTGTAGAGACTAACAGTATACAACCAGAACGGTTATGAAACTGACACGAGAACCCGACAAGATTAATATCTTGAAGATATAGTCCGAACTTATTAGTAATAATAAGAAATTTGGTATAAATAACCAAATGATAACAAATTGCCCGCACTCGTTGAGGGGGTCAGCATATAAAACTCATTATAAGACTTAATTTGAAATCTCTACTCCATATGAATATTGTCAATAAATATTATGACTAGCGTATATAGATACAATAATAAAATAATAGAAGTTAATAATAAAATTGCTATTAGTAGCGATTGCTGTTGCGACGAATGTAATTGTGAGTGCGATCCTTGCGTAACTATTACAGTAACAGTGGGAGATATAATAATATCAGGAAATTGTACTCTAGAAGATCCTGGTTCTATCAATTCATTCACTCCGCTACCAAAAGGCGCGGCCTATATGTTTGCAACGTGTGTAGGAAACGGCGATTGGAATATTAGTTTTGAAATATGTTATTATGATGCTGAAACAGAATGTGGAGCAAATGCTTATGGTAGTGCTACCTGGGATTGTGCCTCGCAAACTGCTACAATCACTTTTTTTGATACTAGTATACTTCCTGAAGGATGCGTTGATCTTGGACAACCCTCCGTTTCTGTTACAACTGGAGATTGCTGATATGAACATATATTCTGTATGTCATAGCGATATATATTTAAGTACACAAATTAGTATGTTTAAAAAATTTACTAAAAATTGTAATTTTAATATAGTATTACCAAATGTACATGCTAAGTCAATTAAAAATAAATTTGAAAAATATAATTGTAATATTATTATAGCTAATAATACTAGCTATATTCCAATAGTAAATGAGTTAGCTTTATTAATTAAAGAAAACGATAAATTTTCTATAATAACAGAATGGGATATTGTTCCTATTAAAAATATAACAGAACAGAGAATAGCTAGTTATCGCGGCCCACAATCTAAACTAGTAAAAGAAATAAGAACTAAAGTATATTATCCTAATATATTAGGATTTAATCCATCTGATACGATTTATAATGATAATTTTTTTAAGAAAAATGAAAAACCATTTTTAAATGATTTTGTAGAACTAGAACACAGAATTTTATTAGATAAAGACAATTTTCAAGAATGTGCAATTACTAATAATTTTTCTATCATAGGAACCGAATGGTTACATTGTCTACATGGATCAAATATTACTCCAGAAAGACTATATTGCTGGAACAATATTTTATCTAGTATTTAGTTACGGTGTGGGTGTTGGTGAGGAAGAAGCGCAGTCTTCTACATTGAACCATTCTAAGCAACCATTTGCTGTATGTCCCAAAACTTGTTCTGTTCCGGCATTATAACTTGGTAAAGTCTGTAGACACTCCAAACCACACCAACAAGACGGTGGTGGTGTTGGTGGTGGGGGTGTAGGTGGCGTTGGTGGTGTGGGCGTAGGTGGTGTTGTTGGTGTTTCTGTAGGTGGTGTTGTTGGTGTTTCTGTAGTTGGTGTCGTAGGAGTTGTTGTTGTTGGTGTTGTTGTAGTAGTGGTTGGTGTTGTAGTTGTAGTAGTTGTTGTCGTTGTAGTAGTTGTTGTCGTTGTAGTAGTTGTTGTCGTAGTAGTTGTTGTACATTGAATGTCTTGACATTCTTCATAAGGATCTTTATAAGCTCTATTACTTTCTACAACAATATATCTATTATCATCATAATAAGCATAAATAATATCGCACTGACACAAATCGACACCAAGAAAATCATATACTGTAATCTCAGTATTTTGCATATTTAATTTAACATTTTCGCCATTAGGACCACTAATGCTATAATGTTCATAAAAACGAATCTTATTATCACCACCAGCTTCTGGATTTATTAATTCAGCTTTAGCAGAACCATTTGCGGATAAACGTTCTTTTAATCTAGCAACAACAATTTTGTTTGGAGATGGACAAGTCCATACGCCACGCTCTCTATCAAATCGCAAATCTACCGGACCCACAGGCCAAGATTTAGGATATTGCAACCAATTTTTCATGAATTTATCGGTTAAGCTATCTTTTCTAAATTCACCCATTTGAGCGTGACCATAACCATCAGCACTATTTGGAATAGGTTTACCAGTAGTATCATAACCCCAACCTTGTAAAACTAGTGGGCCTCTTAATGCAGGAAATCTAAAGTTTTTAAATTGTTGGCGTATAAATTCATCTGTATCTTGTTCATCAATAGAATTTACTTTATTTTCTGGTGATGTATGGGTCATTTGATAATCAATATGATCTTGACCAAATGCTATACTGCCAATAACAAATCCCTTTTCAGTATTATTTGCTCTTTTATCCCAACCTTGAACTTGATCATCTAAAGAACCTATTAAGTTCTTTTCAGATAACATAGGATTTAAATAACGTTGATTAATACGTAAAGAATAACAATGATTACCACCATTAGCTTCTGTACTAGCTTTGTTCAGTATAAAAGGTGGGATTTCATCTCGTGTTTTAGAGAAAATCGGTTGTCCATCTTCTGGTGGATTATTAGGATCGTTAGCAGAATCAGGTCCATTACGAAAATCCCATTCTTTAAATGTAACAGCACCATTGACAGGATTAATTATACACTGTTTAGCAAACCGTGGAATTCTAGCTTGATTGACCCAATTTGTATTTCGTGTTAATAATCCCCCAGTAAGTTCAAATTGATTTGGAGTTGTATTATGATTTTCTGGATATTTTTGATATTCTGAAATTCTAGGATCGCTATTAGCTCCTCTTAAAGATACTGGTAGATATAAACCATCCATACTCATTATACTAAGTTGATGATATGTATTTTGAATATATTCAACAGAATAAGCTTTATCAGTATCTGCAAAAGTATATAATCTAGGTTCTGGTGTGGGGTAATTTAGCTCTGGTGGCTTTGGCGTTGGAGGTGGTTCACAAATAGATGATTCGCAATCAATATCATTTGGTGCTGGTATAACATTTTCATAAACTTCACTATTTTCATAGGTTAAATTATCTAAACTAGGTGTTGGTTGTGGATAAAATTCGTATCCTGATAACATTAAACGATGTGTGGTTGAATCTGTTTTAATTTTTGGTCCACGATATTGATTTAATGATGGAAATAAATTTTCTCCACCCAAAGGACCATTAATCAAATTCATCTTAAAACTTTGTTTATTTTTATTAACATCAATCTCTAATAATTCTAAATACTTATTTAAGCTTTGGGTATCTTTAATGTTTTGTTTTAAAGCGCCAACAATATATTTTTCTGGCCTACCTAATCTTGGTGAAAATGTAGAAAAATTATATGTAGTATTATAACCATTAGAATTAAAGTCAACATTGATATCAGTTAATAATGTTGGACCAATCTCATTCGCTGTGTCGTATTTACTAGAAGGATCAACCCAATATCCTAAACAATAACAAGGTAGACCAGCCACAGTAGCACTACCCTTCTCAACATAATTTATATCTTTTGGTCCTGATTTAGCAATAATCTTACCAAATTCATTCATTTTATCATAAGCATCACCAACAGGTAATGATGGACTAGAACTATTAATAAAATTCCAAGGAACCATATCTGGTTCTGTAATTACTTCAACTCCACCAGAATCTTGCCCACCATAATAAATAGGACCATACTGATATATATTACTTTTAAATGGTATAGCAACAGCTTCTGGAATCAAACACACACTATTAGCCTGCATCACATTTAATATGGAAGTATTTGATACTGCTCCATGATTATTATTATTTTGCGTTGTTAATTTTTCATACCAACCAAGAATAGAACTACCCCCATGATCAAAAATCCATTGTATAATATCATCAAATATTGTATCATTTGATGTAACTTTCCAGGAATTTTGCTGTGCTAATAATGAATTTACTGTACTCCATCCTTGAGCATTAGAATTTTCTACAGAAACTAATGGTACTTTATCCGATAATGTTATATGAACCCAAGTACCATATTCATCAACATAAATTCTTTCAGAGGCAGTTGCAGCTAAATATAAATTTTGTATTTTTTTTTCACCACTTACTGGCAATGATGAATCTAACATAAAAGAATCTAAGTTTAATTTCGATGTATCAATTTTCCATTCAATTAATGAACTTCCATCAGTTCTTAAAAATTTACCATAACGAATCTGTGTATAAGTGTCATTACATGTTGGATAATTATCCTCTTGTACAGAGTATTGTCCGATTTTAACAAAACATCCTATTTTATTATTTTCAGTAGTTATCCAATCTAAATTTGTTAAACCAATAATATGTTGATCGTTTCTATCTGGAAAACCTCCGCTACTATCAATAATGTCACTAAGTATTAATCCTTGTGAAGAACCATCACCATCTATCATAAATGGATAATTTAATGAGGGATATTCACCATCTTCTGTTTTAACACAAATCGTATTATACGGATAATCGTTTTCAGTTGTCCCATCTAATTTTATTGGATCGCCAACACGAACTAGAAATTGTCGTCCATAATAAGTATCATGTAGACTTTTCAACCACTCATAACACATTACTAATTTTTGAACACTTTCTGCCCTGGCAAAAATACCACACTCTTCTGAAGTAAGATTGATACTGCTAGGATATTTATCTCCAAGATTTACTTGGTCGCCACTTGTTTTTGGAGCATGAATAGTCCATTTTTGAACCAAACTTAGTGTTCCCGAAGTATCTCCTTTTAAAAAGGAATCTATCATATTAAAACCGTCAGTCTTGAGCTTCAGTAAATCAAAACCCAACGCTTTTAAACAATGATATCCAAAACTAAAACCTTTTTTATATTGGCTTCCTATGCTACTTGCTGAAGATATTTCAGCACTGGGTATTGACGATAATTCAGCTTGAACATATGTCAACCATGACTCCCATGTTCCTGCTGCTATTAATTCGCTTTCCATTAACGAAAATCTATTACCATGTACATTGTTTGCACTTGGATCAGCAATATCGTTAAATTTGTCTCTTGGTAAAATTCCAGCCTCAAATAATACCCTTGGTTCCATATCCTCAATTATAAAACCTTTATTTTTTGAAACCGTATCCATAGGTGGAGTATAATAAATACGATCTAATTGTCCATTAATATTATTATTAATAGGTCTACTGCCACTTGGAAAAACCGGAATATCAAAACCAAAAAACATACGAATATTATTGCACGAAGTACCGCTTGGTGGTGCAACAGGTACACAATTGTCAATTACAGGAGTTGGTGTGCATTGGCAGTCGCTCATTTATTTCTCCGTAATTATGGATTTGGTTCTGGTGTTGGAGTTATAGTAATAACAGAATATGCGCCGATAGAACCCGGTGGATATTTTATACTACACACTGGTTGCATAACGCAAGGTAAAAATCCAAGAGATGTATTTGTCCAAAAAGCATTACCTCCATCATTAGTAAAACAGTCTTCGGCACTAGTAGATAATACATAAGATCCATCTGGTAAACAACAAATATCTGGACCCAAAGCTGGTGGAAGAACATTAGATTGTTGAATAGGATGGTCACGCACAGTTGTTAAATATGATATATTATCCCCAACAACAATTCTTTTATTTTTAAAATTAGTAGTTTCTTCACCATAGCTTTTGTTACTAACAATATCTTGTGCAGATAAATTTTCAAGAAAACTAAACAGTGTTTTAGGTGCTGGAGCCTTTTTGTAGTTAATAGGAGTTATTTCTAATTTGTTATCATTAGTAATTTTAACAATAATTTCATAGCCAGATTCTGTAGCAGCCGATGTTATAAGGTCGAGTGCTGTCATTTCTGATTCTGTTGTTCTAATTTCGTCTGTAACAACATTAATCAATTTTGTGACATCAATAATTAGCCCAGCCTCAGATACTGGAACAGAAATACATTTATTATTTATCGCCTCTAGTGCTGATTTAAATTTTATTCCTCTAATGCTGTACATACCACTGTTCATAAAATCAATACATAAATTACCATCTCCACAAGTAT